TGCTGACAGCAAGATAGGTGCTCGACAAATCGGGGATGTCCGCGGCCACGAGGGCCCGGAAGGCCGGGCCGGCGGCCGAGCCTGTCGTCGGGCCGGCAAAGACTTGGTTTGCCGACTGGGTGGCCAGCGTGGCCGACAGCGTGCCACTCGATGTGATCGGCGATCCTGAAACGCTGAAAATGTTTGGCAGCGACAGGGCGACCGAGGTGACGCTGCCGACGCCTAGGCCAGCGATCTCGTTCTGAACGTAGGCCGTGGTCGCCACCGCCGTCGAGTTATCGTCAGCCGCAGGCGTAGTGGCCGTTGCAGAAGCACCGAGGGCGACCGTAGACGAGAACGTCACGCCACCGCTAAAGGTGTAGGTTCCAGCCGCCGTATGCGTGCCGGAGAGCGCGAGAAACGCACCTGTGCCAGCTAACGCTTGGATCGTAGTTGCCGACCCACCGGCGCCGCCCGTACCCACGCCGATGTAGAGCGTGCTGTTGCCCTCGGCGTATGCCAGCTCAGCATTGGCCAGCGTCGTGGGCGCCGAGCTGCCGGTGGACCTCTTAATACGAATCGTTGCCATGTCTGCTCCTAGAAGAAGTTGCCGCCGTCGAGGACTGTGTCTTCGGGCGTGTTACGCCATTTGGAATTTGAGTACCGCAGGAGATCACCCTCTGCGATGTTTTGAATCTGGGCGTCGGTCAGCCCGGCGAGCGACCCGGCCAGCGTCAGCGCGACCCAATTCGTCAGGTCGGCGGCCAGCTGGTAGATCACGCCTTCGGCCTGCACATAACACAACATCCCGGCCTCCCGGCGGGCAGTGGGTATGGCATTCCGCTCGGTGATGTTCGCCACCGACCGGTAGCCGCCCTTGCCGTAGGCCGCCTCGTGGGAGGGATGCACATCGGTCGTCGAAAACGGGACGACCGGGGCTGCGACGTTGGTGCCGAGAATCTGTGACATTCATTTACTCGAGCGATACGGAGATCGTTCCAGTGAGCGGGTAGGTCGACCGGTAGATCGTGTAGCTCACGGCCCCTTGGCCCACGAACGTGATCGACCGCGTGGTCGTTTCCCAGGCCGTGACCGCCAGCCCGCCGATCTTGAAGGCCGGTGCACCCCAGGCGGCAGGCAAAACGAAATAGAGATACTGAGCGTCGGCCGTGATGGTGCGGGTCTGCGTGAAATTGTCGGCCACGTCGCTGTTGAGGCCGGCCGTGATCGCGGCGTCGTTGAGACTCGCCAGGGCCGACGCCCCGTGCCAGCGGATCAGGAACGCCCCCGAGAGCGACGTGTTGTCCTGAATGGCCGTGGTATGCACCCGGACCGTGGTGCGGAAGGCGTCGCCGTAGTGCCAGAGCGGCACGCCCCGCGGGCTGCGGACCTCGTAGAGCACGGTGGCACCGCCGAGGGTGTCGACGATCTGATCGTGACGCTGGGGCTCGCCAAAGGGCAGCTTGCCGGCCCCGATGATGAAGTCTCGGCTTTCCCACCGCTCGAGCACGCCGTTGGCATCGGCCGACTCAAACGTCGACTGGCCGACGGTGGCGGTCAGCTGGGCCTGATTCTGGCCACGCTTGTACGTGATGGTGCGGCCGGCGGCAGCCTCGAGCTGCCCCGCCATCCATGCCGCACCAGCTGCCAGTAAATCGGCCACGCCACACCTCTAGGATTTCCACCCGCAACGCCCTCGCGGCGCGCGAAAGGTGAAAACGCGCCAGCGAGGGGTTGCGGTGTGGTCTCTCGACTACTTGTTGAGAATTACATGGACCGACGTGTCCGCCGCGGCGCGAGCCTTGGCCAACTTGCCGGCAGCGACACCGGTGGCCTCGTGAGCCACACCGGAGACCGCGTACCAGTTGATCGCCGAGCCTTGGGCACCGGTGGCACCCGTGGCACACGGCATCGAGTAGACGCCGTCGACCGACAGCGAGCCCATCTTGTTGGCGGCAATCGCCACAGGAGCGACGCCCACCAGCGAACCGATCACGACCACGTCGCCAGCGGCGACGGCGGCGGCCGGCGTGTAATCCAGCACGTCGCCTTTTTGAACATAGGAAGCCATCTTAGATCACCTCGTTTCTATGGTTGGAGTTGAAGATCCGGGTGAGCGGGCACGACTCCCGCCCACCCGGTCAATGTCAGGACACGTCGGCCTTGATGCCGGCGAGGTACTCAGCCTTGGCGACGCCAAAGTCGAAATAACCACGCATCTGAACGCCGAGCGTGTTGAAATCGGCCTCGGCCGTTTCCACGATCGGGCTCTGCACGCCGTTGAGGAATGCAACCTCCATCACCGGCAGATCGCTCGGCGAGGCGAGGAGGTAGAAGTCGTCGGTGTTGCTCAGGTAGGTCGAGGCGACCACCTGATACCGACCGGCCATCACGTTTCGCTCCGGCTGGCCGCCAGTCGCACCGCTCTGGATCAGGGTTGAGCCCATGATCTCGGCGGCGGCAAGCTCCTGGTCAACCGGCACGAGCAGCAGGCGAGGCTCGATGGCAACCGGGTTGCCGTCGGGATCCTTCAGCTTACGGAACATCGTCGCGATGGTCTTCAGCGTCGAGATGCTGAGAGCACCGGTCGCGGTCTTCTTGTTGCCACGAGCCGTGGTGAAGAAGCTGGCGTCGTCTTGGAACGCAGTCCAAAACACGTCGTTGAGCTTCAGGGCACCACCGCGCCCGATCCGCTGCGGCACCGCAGTCAGGGCACCGAGGTCATCATTGATGAGATCGGTCCGCGTGACCGAGGTCATGATGCCGTAGGTGTCCGCGCTGATCGTCCGCGACTCGTCAGAAGCGCCGGCATTCTTGAGTTCGCCGCCATTGCCGACCTGCTCGAACTTGAAGCCGCCGTTGAGCCGGTAGCTCGTCAGCGTCTTGAAATCGTTGACGCTGCGAACCGCCGAAATCTGCCGCCAAGCGCTCTCCACCGAGTCGAACCCAGCAAGGAGGAACTTGTTGGCCGTCGAGCTCAGGATGCCCGAGATCGAGTGAGTTGCCCAACCGGCTTTCACGTCAGGCTGAAATGCAGCCTGCAGAAGTGAACGCAAGGTCGAGGCGTTAAGTCGCCTGCTGCCGTCGTAGCCGTTGGCAACGGCGGCCTGCACGATCACCTCGCCGAGAGACAGCTCGCGGCGGGCCTTGTGGGCCGCCTCGAGCGTCTTCTCGTCGTACTTCTTCTCGACGCCGGGCAGGCCGCCCTGAAGCGCGAAAGAAGCCTCGATCACCTCGGGGGTGACCGCATTCGTCGGGGCGACGTGGACCGCCGGGGCGGCGGGCCGCTCGTCGCGAGTCGCGATCAGCTTTTCCATGTCGGAAACTTTCTTGGTAAGGGATGCGATCTCGGCCACGAGCTGCTCGCTCTTGTCCTCGACCTTCAGGGGCTCCACGGCGACCTCCGCCGCGGCTTCCACGACCGGGGTCTCGACGACCTCGTCCGCGGGCTGGGATTTGGCGTTGTCCGCCATGAGTAGCTCCTCTGCCGCTTCTTCGGCGGCGATAGAGACGGCCGTGCTGCGGTCGGCCCCGAGCGTGACAAATGAGGTCTCCCGCAGCGTGGAGGCCCGAACGACTCGGACAGGCCCGACGAGGGTCTGCCCGTTTGCGGTGGTGCTCTGGTCCTCACCAAAGCGGAGGTGGCGGCCGACATCGGCCCCGACGCTCGCCTGCCACTGGTAGCCGGCGGCAGCCAGGGCGAGCACCTGGCGGGCGGCGTCGCCCTCGGCGAGGATCTCGCCCTCGACGATCAGCTCGTTTCCCTGAACGGTTGGCGTGCCCTGGCCGAGGATCGACCCGAGCGAGTAGTCGTGGCCGAACACGATCGGAATCGTTGAGGGAAGCGTCATTCCAGCCAAGTCGATCACGACCGGCTCGCGGCTCCACGCCTGGCGGATCGGGGCGCCGGTGTAGGCGACGATGCGGAACTTCTTGGCGCCGCCCGCGGCCTCGCCTTCGGCGGCCTGCAGGAAGGTCACGTCGGTCGAGAGCTTGATGTTGTCGCTCATGCGAACTCCATTCCGGTGTCGATGTCGTCTTCTTCGAGGTCGAGCCAGTTCATGCGTCGGCCCCCTCGGGGATGTCTTCGGGTATAGCGCCCGGGTAGTTGCCGTCGGGCAGGATGTCGAGCACGAGGCCCAATTCCTTCATGAGGGCGACCTCGGCGGCGCGTTGACGCAGCTCCACGTCCCACCTCTTGCCCTGGCGGGCGTATTCAGCCGCGAGCGTGGTGGTGTGTGTCTGCAGGCGGGCCATCGTCGCGTTGGCCTCTTTGAGCGGGTCGACGTGGTCCTTGCCGTCCCACACCCACGACCAGTTCCATTCCGAGAATGGCGGCAGGGCGGCCGGCAGCACGCCGGCGAGGCTGGCCTCGTTGACCCAGGCGGCGAGCACGCGATCGAGCATCGTCCGCTCGAGCTGGTCCCGCTCCACCCGCTGATTCATCGCGTGGACCTGGTGGTCCATGCGGCCCGAGGCGTAGTTGTAGGTGGAGCTGTCGAGGGCCGCGACGTTGTATGGCAGGTTCAAACAACGGGCGATTTCGTTGAGGATGCACCGCACGAAGGCCGGATACTGCGTGGTCGGCTGCTCGGCCTTCAGCTGCGAGATGTCCCACCCTTCTGGCAGCGTGGTCAGCGTCCGCTTGCTGATCTCCAAGGCGGCGAAGGCGTCGACCTCATCCACCTCGGCGGCCGGCGAGTTGCTGTGGATGAACGCAGCCAGGTCGGCGGCCGTCTCGGCCGCGGCGATCACGGCCTCGGTGTAGCGACGCAGCTGGCCAAAGAGCTTGAGGGCCGGCGCGACCTCGGGGATGCCGCGGTGCTGGCCCGGCCGCACGGCCTTGAACCAATGCACCATCTGCGACGCCGGCACCCGCTGAAACTGCAGGTTGTTGACCCGATAGTTTGAACCGGGGTGAAAATTCAACACTTGGTACGCGATGACGTTGCCGATCGTGTCGAACTCCAGGCCATCGACCACATTGCCCTCTGGCGTGATCGTCTGGCTCATGAGCTCGGTCGGCGTGGCCACCATCTCGGCCTCGACCAGCCGCAGATCGAGCTGCACGCCGGAGAGCCGCGCGTTGTTGACCATGAGGGCGAAGGCTTCGCCGTCGACGACCAGGGCCTCGCGCATGGTCCGCAGCTTGGCCGGCAGGTCGACCGTCCAGCCCCAGTCGAAAAACGCCCGCTCCACCTCGCGGGCCGCCTCGTCGTCGCCGATGTCGAGCTGCAGCCGGGGGCCGGTTCCGATCAGGTCGTTGGCGAGCGTGGCCGAGATCCCGGCCAGGTAGCTGTTGTTGGCCCGCTCGTAGCGGGCCCGGTTCCGCATCGTGCGGCGCACAAACGGCGACAGGGCGGCATCGGCGGCGAAGGCGTCTGCGTTGGCCCAGTGCTTGTAATCGTCGCCACGCTCAGCCGCGTCGAAGCGGGCACGGGCGACCGGCACCGCCGCCGGGCGGGGCTTTTGCTGGCCTCGGAAAAGGTCGAGGAACGCCACTTAGATCGTGCCCGGTGGAATGATGCGGTTGAACCGGAGGCCGCGGTGCTTGTTCGTGCTGCTGGCCGCTGCCTTGGCGGCGAGGTACTTGTCGGCCTCGATCTGCTCGCGCAGGTCGTGGGCCTCGACTTCACCGGCATCGGTGCGGACGCGCTTGGGCTGCTGCGCGGCGGCCTTGAGGGCGTCGGATACTTCGTCGCTCATGGAAGCGACGGTAGGACAGAATGCCCATCGACCCGCAGGGGGTGTGGCTACTTGGTCGCCACGAGATAGAGGCCGACATTGGCCGACGCATAGCCGGCGTAGGCAATCGCCAAGCCGATGTTGCCGCGGTAGGCCTGCTCGGCTGCCACGTAGAGGTAAATCAAACCCGTGATGGCGATCAGGTTGCCGCTCATGCTCCCATCCGTTTCACGGTGATTACCTTGCGGCCGCCTTGGCCCGTTGGCAATGTGATCTTCCGCCGGGATCGTGTGCCAGCCTCGGTCGCTGTCGGTTGCAGGCCGGTGATACTCGCCGCCACCGCCGACCCGACTAGACAGTCCAGCCAATGGTTTTCCCGGCCGGCCGATTTCCACTCGTCGACCACGCGGCCGCGGGCCTCGGTCCGCACCGGAAACTCGCTCGTCAGGTGCTGAATCAGCAGGTCGTGATGGCCGTCGTGAAACGTGATCGCCTCGGGGTCGCCGATGCCCATCCGTAGCCGCGCCGCCACAAAGCTCTTCCAGTAGTTCGTGTCGTATGTCACCGACCGCTGCCCGGCCGATATTTGGCCGATCCGCCAGTTGAGGCCAAGCCGGTCACCTCGAGCACGCTTCTCGGCCAGCGGCTGCGATGATGCCCCGATGCCCTTGCCGTGGCTCGGGTAGATGCTGGCCGCAAATGGCGATTGCCGCACGAACGTCCGCACGGTGCTGGTTGACCGGCCCCAGTTGGCATCGACGAGCAGGCGGTCGATCCGCATGGCCGTGCCGTCCTCACGCCGCCACTCGCGGCCGAGGAGCAGCTC